GCCGCGCCCGGCATGTCGAATCATACCGCATGAAAGCAACCCCGCATTTCAACGACATGATGGCCGCCCGCGGAGGCATGGGAATGTCCGCTAAAGGGCCGAAAGCCGCCGCTCCGCCGAAAGCCCCGCCAAAGGGCGCGGGTAAGAAGGCGTGGCCGCCCGCTCCCGACACCGACCGCGACGGGATGTAATGCCGCCGGCCGTAACGATTGCCGCCAGGCGCCTCGACCAGATCGACGCCGAACGCTTCGACGCGATGCTGAACTCCGGCTCGTTTGCGCTGTTCACCGAGCGTATCCGCGCCGATCTTCTGCGGGCGCAATCGGACTGCGAACTGCAAAAAGACGCTGTCGACCTTCGGCGCGCGCAGGGCCGGGTGACGGCGCTGCGCACCGTGCTCGATCTGCCGCCCCGGATTCTTAAAGAGATTACGGCGAAGGCGACACGGTAAACAACCCATGACACCCACACCTAAATCGCGGCAGCCGGAGACGGCGATCTACGTCTGGGCCGTCGTCATTCTGGTGCTGATTGGCGCTTCCCTCGTGATGGGGATACTGCTGGCACGCCCGCAGTCGGACTGGATCGACGTAGTCGGCAACGTCGCGAAGGGTCTGGCGCCCACGATTGCCGCCGTGCTGGCGTTCCTGAAATCGCAGGAAACGCACCTGTCCGTGAATTCCCGGCTCGATGCCTTTATGGCGGAGCACGCGAAGAATGCCCATGCGGAAGGGGTGATTCAGGGACTGGCCGAGGGCAAGGCAGCCGCCCCGGCGGATTCACAAAACGGTATGCCGGTTGTTACGGCTCCCGTTGCGGTAGTGCCTCCCGTCCCGCCGCGACCTGTCGAATAAGTTGCGTATGCGAGACAACTTCATCCACCTTTCCACGGGCGTGGCGATCAACGTCGATCAGATCACCCACATCAATTTCCAGAAAAAGGACGTCACGATCAGCCTCGGCGCGAACAACGTGACAGCCACCGGCGACGATGCGGCATATCTGCGCGAAGAGTTTGAGCCTTCGGCCGAGGAAAAAGCCGCAAGAGCCAAAGACCGCGCAGCGAAGAAAGCCGCTGCCGAGAAGAAGGCCGCTGACGTTAAGAAAACCGCTGCCGACAAAGCTGCAGACGACGCCAAGTGAACGAACCGCTGGTGATCGGACCGGCAAGTCCGGCACGCATGGCCACGCTGGCCGCGTGTCTGGCTCTATCGGGCATTACGGTGACGCCGGACTCGGGCGATCCGTCGGGCTGTAACTACCTGATCGAGGACCGGGGCGGATTTGTCGCGCTGGCAACCGCGGCGGGCGGTGAGCTGCGCATCTTGATCCTGCACGATCCGGAGTGCGCGTGGATCTCACAGATTAAGCCAGTCATCTGCCGGTGCCTCGGGGCAAACCTGCACCGGGCCCGGGCGGCTCACGCATGATCAGAAGCTTCGGCATTTCCCTGCTCTGCATGTGGGCTCTGCTCTGCGCGGCGCTGGCTCACGCCCAGACGGCCACAGTGCCGGTTGAACTGGTGGTGAACTGGCCGCCGCTGCAACTGGTCGAGCAGAAGTATGGCCCGCTGCCGAAGTGGGCGGCGTTCGGCGAAGTGACCGGCTGCGATCGCGGGACGACGAACATCACGTACGGCGAAGCCGACGTGATTGCGGCGATCCGCACCAACGCGGGCTATCAGGCGTTCAGCCGCCAGGACGCCATCAACCTCGTTGCCAACTCGCAGATCAAAGCTGCCAATAAGAATCCGGTTGCGTGGCTGAAGGGCGCGGCAAACGCCGCGGTTGACTCGAAAGCGGCCGGACTGATCGCGGGCGGAAACCGAACGGGCGTTGCGATTGTGGTGGGCGCGGAACTGATCAAGGTGATTCTGCCCGATCTGTCGGGCGTGCTCACCGCCAAACAGATCATCCAGTACCAGCAGGACGGCCTGCAGACCACGATGGCTATCGCAGCGGGGCGCTGCGCGGGTCCGTTTTCGGTGCTGTTCGCCGTCCCGGCCGTGCCGCCGGCGCAGAAGCCTGCCCAGCCGGTCGTGATGCGGATAGACGTGCCGACCGACCGATGACGGGGAACGGGCAGAACGTACCGGGCGTGGTGCCGGTGAAGTGCCACTACTGCAGCAAGACGCGCCCGGCGTGGCGTACCCACAAGCTGACCGATGCGCAGACGATCTGCGATTACTGCCTCGACTGGCACAACAAGGCGATTGATTTTCTGGGCGGCAAAGGTATGCCCGGCTGCCAGGCGTGCGGGGCGAGTTGGGATTTTTTGCGGGACAGCGCGATCGGAGTCGAATCAGTCCGTATGTACGTGGTTCCGAAAGACGGGATCTACCAGCTTCTTTGCGCGACGTGCGTTCGGCCGTATGTGTCGAAACGCGCCGACCTCTACGGTGGAACCCGCTTCGGAGCTGAGGCTTTGAACCTATGAAGATTTTCGGAATCATGAACCGCCTGTTTCTGCCTGCCGTCGCGGATGCGCCGGCGGGCGCCGCCGTTCCGGGGGAGCAATCTCAACCCCCGGCAGCCGTCGATCCCGCCGCGCAACAGCGGCAGATCGACGAACTGAAGGAACAAGTCGCCGAAGGCCAGCGCACCGCGCAGTACTGGGCGGACAAAGCAAAGGCCGGCGCACCGGCGCCCGCAGCCGCGGAAGACGAGACGGACGTCCTCGAAGCGATCACCACCGGCGGGGCGAAAGGTTTCGACAAGCTGGCCGAACAGCGCGGGTTCATCAAACGCGATGACGTCGAAAAGTTGATCGACACGCGCGCGCGGTCGCTTACGACCGAACAGAACCTGCTGCAGGAGTTTCCCGACCTGAAGAACAAGGGGTCGGAATTCTTCAAGGCGACGGCCTCGATCTACAGCGCGCTCGTCAATGACGGGACACCGCAGGCGGTGGCGATGGGTCTGGCCGCCCGGCAGGCCAAGCTGCAGTTTCTCGAAGAGGGCAAGATCAAGCTGCCCGGCTCGGGAACTGCGCAGACGAAAGAAGACAAGGAAGCCGCCCGTCTGGCCCGCGTGGCCGCCCAGGGGGGCGATACCGGACGGCGATCGAGCGCGGTTGCGGACGAAGACGACGGCGAACTGGACGCAACGCAGCTCAATGTCGTGCGAAAGATGCTTGTCGGCCAGCCGGGCAAAGACGGCAAGCCGATGAACGAGGCCGAAGCCATCGAGAAGTACAAGGAGCGCGCCAAAGCGGGCGTTGCCGTGAGGAGCGGAAGGTAATGAGCAACCCGCCGCGCAGCCATAAACGCAAAGTTCCGCCGGCCGCCGATCCGGCGCAGGAAGCCAACAAACGGATTCTGGCCGAACGGAAGGCCCGGCTCGACGAAATCGCGGCGCAGGCAACGCTGGCCACCGATCTGGGCCTCGACATCAAAGAGCAGCCGAACCTCGCCAGCGATCCGCTGGAGTTTCTGTCCGAAGAGTGGGACCGCAAGACGTTCGGCGATTCGATTCCGACCTATTCACGCGTGGTGTACGGGCCTGACAACCTGCTCGTCACATGTCCGGCCATGAAAGCGGCTATCGAACAGATCGGCCTTGAAAACTACGCGAACGCAACAGCCGAGGCGATTCTGCTCAAAGAAGAGAAGGCAGTGGCCGATCCCGTCATGCAGAAGGGTCTGCGGGCGGCGATCTCGCGGTTCGGCAAAGAGTCGGTCGCCGACGCATTCCGGAAACGTATCCTCTCGATCCCGCAGCGCACCGTCGAAATCGAGGCGGACAGGACGGACATCATGATCTACGCCAAGCCGATGGAAGACGCCGTACTCCGGTACGGCACGCCGGGCATGGCACCCAAGTTCCTTTCCGACCGCTGTATCGGCGTGCTGGGGATGCGGGGCTACGTGATCGTTAAAGACGAAAAGGGCGATCCGGTCAAGGTGGGCACGCTGCTGATGGGCGAGATCCCGATCAGAATGGCGGAAGCCCGGCAGCGGTTCTATGCCGATCAGTCCAACCAGCTCGTGCGTGAAGCGGCCGAGGATTTCGAGGACACCGCGGCGCGGGCAGTTCGCGAAGGTGGCCACAGCGGGATTTCGGTGCTGCGCCCGGGCGAACGCGTCTCTGCGAATGCGGCGGGCGATCTGGAAGATCCCGAAGCAACGGCGTCGTATCTGGGACGTGATCGGGATACGGGCTTCACTGTCGAAAGGCAAAGGTAGGCAGACACAAAAATGGCAAATCCCAACACTCCCTTCGGCTTTCGTCCGGTCATTCGCGCGGGCGGCGCGCCGTTCAGCGTCAAGCAGTACGGCAAAGCCGCTGCCGACGCGAACCCCATCTACGTGTTCGATCTGGTGGGGCACCTGGTGGGCGGCACGCCGTTCCCGCTGCCTGAGAATCCGACGTACAACCTGTCGCGCATCCAGGACGGTTCGCAACTGACAGTCGGCACTTCGCTCTGGCTCGGACCTTCGCTGTCGTACGGCGCCGCATCGGTCGGCAGCGTTCACCCCGTCTGCGACGAAATCGATCTGATCATGATCGCGCAGGCTATCGGCGCCACTTCGATGACGTCGGCGGTTGCGGACGGCCAGAACGCCAACGTCAAGCTTGCAGCCGGCTCCGCACTCACGAAGATGAGTCTAATGGGCGTCGATTCGACCACTGTGCTGACCACTTCCTCTCTCGATCTGCGGATCAGGGAAATCGCCAAAATCGTGCCGAACGCCGAAGGCGTGAACGCGATTCTCGAAGTGATGATCAACAAACACGCCTACGGCCAGGCGACGGCTTCGACGTAAACGGCACCGCTTTCATAAGAGGACCTCATGTTCATTCGCACACTTTTCCCCGACCTCTACCTGCAGTCGATGCTGCCTGCAATCGATGAAGTCGTGATGACGAAGTACTCGCAGTTTCCCGACGAGTTCACCGAGGTGTTCCGCATGGAATCGTCCTCGCGCTCGATCGAGCAGACCACGGAAGTGACCGGCTTCGGCCAGTTCGCCGTGATCCCCGAAGGCAGCGATACCCGGTACGACGAAGCTCTGCCCGGGTTCAATAAGACTTACGTCCACGCGCAGTACGGCCTTGGGTTCCGCGTCACGAAAGTGGCGATGGACGACGACAAGTTCGGCGTCGTCAAGAAACTCGCGACCGAACTCGGCCGCTCGGGCAAGGAAACGAAGGAAGTCACGGTCGCCAACGTCATTAACACCGGGTTTGCGGGCGTCGTGCTCGGACCGGACGGGGTGGGCCTGTTCTCAACGGCGCATCCGCTGATCGGCGGCGGGATGCAAAGCAACCGGCTTTCGTACGCGACCGATCCGGACGTGACGAGCATTCAGCTTGTGCTGACGCTCATGCGGCAAACGAGAGACCAGCGCGGCAAGCTGCTGCGCATTCCGCCGAAGAAAGCCATCTTCCCCCCGAACCTCGAATTCATCGGGGCGGAGCTGCTCGGCGGCGTGGATCGCTCCGACACCGCGAACCGCGCGATCAATGCGTTCCGCCGGCGTTCGGGTATGCCGTCGTTTGAGTCATGGATGGTCTGGGACTACCTCACCGATCCGGACGCCTGGATGGTTGAGGGCGACGTCCAGGACACCGAACTGCGGTACTACGATCGCGAGGCCTTCAACACAGTCCACGACATCGACTTCGATTCGCGCTCGGTCAAGACGGCTGGCTGGATGCGGTTTAGCTGCGGGTTTAATGGCTTTTACGGGCTCGTCGGGGTGCCTTCAAGCTAATGGCACAGCGCGGCGATTACGCAAAGCCGACACGTTTCCGGGGCCCGACGGTCATCACGCTGCGCGGCGGCGGATCGAGCGGCAACGATCCGCTGAAAGTCGGGGCGGGCGGCGATGTGGGCCTGGACATCCAGGCTCCCACGGCACAAACGGCTAACATTTTGCAAATCACGAAGCCGGACGGCACGGTCATCTATGCGATCGGGCCGAACGGAGCGGCGAAGATCCCCGTGGCTATCACGGCCTCGGGCGCGGTGCCGGTTCGTCCGGGCACCGACTACGTAATCACCAACGCCGGCGTGACGGCTCTTACCCTCGCGGCTCCCACGCCGGGCACTGACGACGGCGTAACGATTTCGATCGTCAGCGCGACGGCTTTTGCGCATACGCTCACCGCAACCGGACTGCTGCAGACCGGCACGGCGTCGGTTAACGTGGCCACGTTCGCGGCCTTTGCGGGCGCGGGCCTGACGCTGAAAGCCTATAACGGCCATTGGATTGTGACGGCAAGCGTCGGCATCACCTTCTCTTAAAGCAGCGCAGGACTCGGGAGTGTCCTTAAAAGTGAACCTCGTACTTTGCTACAAAAACTTCGCGGCCAACGCGAACATCAGCCATATCGGCCTCGGCGTCTCGGCCCTCAATACATCCAAAGTTCTGAAGCGCCACGGTGTCACCGTGGCCGCTTTGGCGATTAACAGCATCGTCGATCTCGATTCGTATCTGCGGGCGCATCCGGCGACCACTCACGTCGTTATCAGCGCGGCATGGCTGCCGGTGCTCGATCTCGGCCATCTCGTGATCCGCTTCCCGCAAATCGAGTTCGCGGTGAACATCCACAGCAATGTGGGCTTCCTGCAGGCGGACGCCAATGGCGTCAAACTCCTGGGCGCCTACGTCCATCTGCAGAAGGAGCTGCTCAACTTCCGCGTGTCGGGGAACTCGCAGGAGTTCGTCGACTGGCTCACGGAAGCCTACAGCGTGGAGGCCGAGTACCTCCCGAACCTCTATAATCTGGACTCCACCACGCAGCAGAACAGGCCGCTCTACAACGGCGGCGCGGTTCGGATCGGCGCTTTCGGGGCGTGCCGGCCGACGAAGAACTTCCTCACCGCGGCCGCCGCGGCGGTGGCGATCTCGAAAGAGCTGCGCGTGCCGGTGGAATTCTGGATGAACGGCGGACGTCCGGACGGCGGCGGGGCGATCGAGCGGGCGATTCAGGCGCTTGTGCTTCACCAGCCGAACGTGGAGCTGAAGATCCTGAACTGGGCGGCATGGCCGGACTTCCTCGACGTCATCGAGTGTCTGCACCTGATGATGCAGGTTT